CCAAGGGCCACGACCAGGAGCGCATAGTCGCGCTTCCCTTGCAATTTCGCTGCGGCCAGGTAGCGGGCGATCTCCTTGTCGCTCAGGATCTCGTGCGGGGTGATGACCTTCACCTTGGGGACTGGCAACAGGTACTCGACCTGCACCATGTTGATGTCGTGCCCGCGCAGAGCGGATCCCCACTTTAGGAATGAGCGAAGGGCGATCAGGGCCTGAGCCTTGGTGGCCATCCCGAACTGCGTGGAGCCCATCAGATCGGCTTTGTAGTCCATCAGGTGCACGGGCTGAAGGTCTGACAGCCGCTCGATTGCCATCATGTCTACGGCGGCCAGGATGTGGCGCCGATACCCGCGGGCCGTCTTTGGGTTCGGGATCTGTGAGGCGAGATAGGCCTCCACGACCTGGGGCATCAGCGAGTCAGGGTTCAGCATGGGAACCCGGTCGAGAGTCAGCGCTGGCACCATCTCAAGGTTCTCTTCGCTTTCGGAAAAGAGACTCATAGCACTTCCTCATGCTCATTGATGGAGTCGCAGAACCTGACCAGCTGAGGGATCACCCAGGGGCGAGAGCGACGGCACAGGCTGCAGAGACACTCGTTGAAGTTGCTGGTCCTCTGAACGTAGCGGTCGTGGCTGTAGACCATCTGCTGGACGATGAATCGGAGATCGGTGAGCTCGGCCTGGTCGCGGATCATGGTGGGGGCATTCTCTGGCATTGGGTGAGTCATGTCGCCCTCCCATCACGTTCAGCCTGAACATCGAGCACTGCCTGGCGGATCTTTGCCCTACGTTCTGCTTGCTTCTGCCGGTTGTATTCCCTGGTGGCTCCACTCCATGCCGGCTTGTTGGGCCGGGCCTTGCGCTTGGGGATGTCTCGCCACTCGTAGTCGGCGCGGGGGGTGCAGGCCAAACCGCGCTGATCTATGGCTGGAGGGACGATGATCCCGGCCACCGTCACGGCGGATTCTAGATTCCCCTTGACCAGTAGCCACCGCTCGTAGGCCAGCATCAGGGGGCGGTATTCGTCCATGGGGAGACTCAGGGCCGGTCGGCCTGGGTTGGTAGCTATGTGGGCGGCTAATGCAGCGGCCGGGGTCATGCTGCGGCCCTTTCAAGGAATCCCATCAGGTCTGCCACGGAGTAGCAGACGTGCATGGATGAGTTCTCGGCAATGGCCTGCTCTTCACAGCACCCATGGGAGGCTTCCCAGCCCTCACACATGAGAACCACATCGCACACGGCCATCAGGGCAAGGCATTCCCGCATGGCCTGGTCCCAGCACTCGGAGGGAGCCACGCCGAAGTCCAGGACGGCAACATGGGGAACGATGGGGATACCGCCCATGGCACGGACGTGCTGCCCCATGGCCACAGCCTTCTTGGTGTTGGCCGCTACCTTTTTGGGGGTGGCAGCCGTATAGGGGGAACTGACGTAGACGAGGGGCATCTCAGAACCGGTCCCGAAGGGCGGTGATGGTCTGGTCCACCTCGGCCAGGAACGCCAGGGCCTCGCGCTCCACGTTGGTGATGGCCGCTTCGTCCCGGTGGTGCCGGATGATCATGCGGTCGAACCCTTCGGGAAGCCGGGGGTCGTAGGACATGAAGTCGATCCACTCCCGACCCGTGACGCAGAGCGCCATGTTGAGTTGGGGAAGGTGCTGCTCGGGAATCACGCCGGCCAGCAACCACTGGAGCATGGTCTGGCTGGTGGGACACTTGATCTCGATCAGACCGTCCTCGCCTACCAGTCCGTCGGGGCTGTAGGCCACGCGCTCGATGGTAGGGTGGATGATGACTCCTACGGTCTGCATGGGGCCGCGGTCCTGCTCGTACTGGGCCCGGGCGAACGCCTCGCACTCGGAGCCCCAGCGCATGGCGTCGTTCACGAACTCCGCGGGGGCCGGACGCCCGGTGAGCGTCTCCTGGACGAGCTGCCAGAGGTAACCGGTGCGCTTGGAACTGGAGGCGCCCTTGGCGGTGCGATCCATGGCGTCCTTCAGCCTGGAGCCGGTAACCTTCCCAGCGCGCAGGCACAGCCACTCGATGTTCGCCGTGCCGTCATCATTGTGCTGGGGAATTTCGTAGACCTTCGCTCCGTTGGGCAGGGCGTAGGTGTGGGAGATCTCGAGGAGTCCGGTCATCAGAAACCATCCGCGGTGGGGTCGAAGTCCACGGGGGCTTCGGTGATGGCGTCGGAGAAGTAGCCGCTCAGGATCTGGCGGGTCTTGCCTTCGTAGGTATCGTCCACCAGGTTGATCTGGAGCGCGGGGCACTTATCCACGATCTGGAGGCCGAGCGCATCGAAGTCGTCCATGGACGCGAAGTTCAGGTCATGGGACACGCCGGCTAACTGCGTCAGGAGGATCAGGAACGCCTTCATACGCTTCTTGGCGCCATCGGAGGAGGTTCCGAGCCATTCCAGGTACTCGGCTCCCTCTGTGGAGGTGAACACGGCCAGGGCCTTGTCCTTGGAGGCGACGTAGGCCAGCTTGGTCAGGTTGACGCGGTGGGTGCCCGCAGTGAGCCGCGGGGCGTTGTCGGTGCTGCTGGTGTTGCTGAGATCGAGGAAGGACATGGTGTGGTGCTCCTATGCGGCTTTGGGCTTGCGGCCCTTGGTGGTGGTGGGTTCGGCAGCAGGTGCGGACTGGGTGGGGAAGTGGGAGTTGAGGTGAGCGATGAACGCCTCGGAACGGTTCTGGATCTGGTTGGAGAGCTGCACCCAGCAAGAGGCCAGGAGAGTGTTCAGGCCCTGCGCATTGGGCTTCAGCCAGCCCTTGGTGATGCTGTAGGCCTTGAGCTGGCGGGGCAGGTCTGGAGCCTTCTTGGTCCACTCAGCGACCTCCTCCCACTGGCCCTGGGTGATGAAGGCCGGGGTGGGATCGATACCCTCCACGAAGTCGTTGGCGGCCTGGCTGACGGCAGTGGGTTCCGGCGCCGGCATCTGGAGGATGGCCTCGCCTACGGACTTCGGCTCAGGCTTCTCTGCACCACTTTCGGCATGGGTAGCACTGGCAGCGGGGGCCGTGGGGGTAGGGTGCGGCGCCTCGAAGACTGGGGCGGGCGCTTCCACCGGGGCCAGGACGCCACCACCGGACAGCCACGCCGCAATCTCGCGACCGGTCTTTTTTGTGACGGGCTCCAGGCGGCCCTCGAAAAGGCCCGTGCGGTCCTTGGATGCCTTGGCATTGTGGTCCATGGCGATGTCGAAGACCGTAGTGAGTTCGTATTCCATGCCCTCGCGTTGCACGGCGGCCATGCCGACCTTGCGGACGGTCGTGCGGCCCGCGGCGTCCTTGTCCTGGACGTGCTCCTGTTTGGCGCGGAGGCAGACGATCAGGTGGATGGGGGCGTTACGAATGGCCTTGAGGAAGTCCTCATGCTTCTTGGTGATGCTTCCCCAGTTGGCGAAGCTGTTACCACCCCGGCTGTCCATGGCCTCCTTTTCGGCCAGAAGTTCCGACCATTCAGCGGATCCGCTGTCGATGATCAGGGCCTTGTAGCCGCCGTCTACGGCCGCCTGGATGGCATCGGTGAACTTCTTCACCTGATAGGGGGGCACCATATCCATCACATCGAAGGTGGCGAGGTGCGAGTAGAGGCTGGCGCTGCCGTTCTCAGTGTCGAGGAAGGCGATGGGGCCCTCCGTAAGGCCCTGGACCAACTCAAGGGCCGCGGTGGTTTTGCCGGATCCGCTGGGACCCGTGATGCCGATCTTGAGAGGCACCTGGTGTCGGGTGGCGCGGTGGAAGGTGGCGTTCATGTGGTCTCCGGGTTGAAGTGGTAGGGGTTGAAGTGGAGGTAGTAGCGACGGAGTAGGCGCCTCACCGGGCGATCCGGAGGCCGGAGATCATCGGGGCGAAGGTGGGGTGGACGTGGTTGAGCCCCGACTGCTCGGAGGTGGTTTCGTAGGCCTTGCGGGCGGTGGCCTGGGCGCAGTAGCGGGCGGCCAACCACTCAAAGACGGCGCGGGTGATGGCCTTGGAGGCGAGGATGGCCTCCTCGAGCTCGGCGGTGGTCGGCTGCTCGGTGGTGAGCTGCGTGAGCTTGGGGATCAACTGGGCGATGGCTTCGGGGGCTTGCTGTTCTGTGGTTCTCACGGGTCGCTCCGTTAGAAGAGGTGGGGGAAGGCGATGGCACAGGCGATGAGCCCGGCCATCGTGAATAGGACGAAGTAGCCGAGGGAAGTCTCAGCGTCGAAGGAACGGATGGATCGGCGCATGGGGCTACCACTGACCGAAGGTGCAGATGGGGCCGCAGCCAGAGGCGCTGCAGTTGTGGTTCCGGATCTCCTGGGCCAGCATCTGGTCATTGATCCGCTTGCGGTCGATGTTCCACTTCACCGGTGCTGCGCCAGCTTTCAGTTCTTCGCAGCGGGGGCAGCCATCTACCTTGCGGCCGAAGACAACGTCGTGGGTGTGTTTGGTCGTGGTGCTCTTGGTCCAAGTCATGGGGGTCTCCTGGTCGCTCAGGGTGGGTGGGGTGCTTGCTTGGATCCATGGTCGCACTTTTTGAGAACAGGTCAAGGGGTATTTCACAAATACTGAGAAAACCCACACGCAGGCACGAATCCCCTTGCGTCTTTCGCGTTTTGGGCGAAACTTGGTGCATGGATATCAAACTGCCTCCCGGATTTCGTGTCCCCGATCTTGCCGAACGGTGCAACATCCATCAGTCCAGCATGTATCGCGCCCTGAACGACTTCGACCAGTTCGGAGTACATAACTGCAGCACTGATCTGGCCATCGCCATCCACCGCGAGAGCCTGGCCATGGGGCACCTCATCCCATGCTGGACGATGCGCCCCGACGTTTGGGCCGTAGGTCAATACCCACCGACACTCGAACGCTGGTCGGCATAATGAATGACTCTACCCACAACAAGGGGAAGGCCGGTCAGCGACGACCGGCCTTCTGAACTGCAACCCGCTAACACGGAGTGAGCATGACCAAGAGTAAACCAGAACCCTTCGCCCTGCAAGACGCCCCAATGATCATATGCTGCCTTATGGCGGCCGCCCTGGTCTGGGACGCTTTCCTGAGCTTGTTTCGATGAGCGGCCTCGATCCCTGGTGCCCCAGGTGCAAGGGGCGCGGCTGGTACGAGGGCCCTTGGTATGGCGGCTTCACACCCAGCATCGAGAAACTGCCCTGCCCCGAGTGCAACGTGCTGTCTAAGCCCACCCGCGCCGAGATGGTATTCATCGGCTTCTGCTTCGTCGTGTTCTTCGTGCTGCTGCTGCTGGGGGCTCTGTCATGAGCGCCGCTGCCCGGATCAAGTTCGAGAACCTGCTTCAAGAGGCTAAGTTCGCTTTCATGTCTGGCACCCCCGAAGGATTCGCCCGCGCCGAAGAACACCTGGCCGAGGCTCGGACCATCGTTATCTTTGAGCGTCACCTAGTGGATGAGGGGATGGCGTCATGACCACCTTCCCCTCTGCCCGAGCCTTCCGCGCCATGGGTCTCTACCCGTTCCCACTGATCGACCCCCAGCCCAATAACCCCGAGACCGGGAAAAAGCCCCGCTTCGATGACTGGCAGCCCCTGGCGATCTGCACCACGGACGAGCAGGCCGCAGCCTGGGACCGGAACAACTGGAACCTGGGCCTGTCCCTAGGCCCCTCGCGCCTGGTCGTTTTGGACTCGGACACGCCGGCCGCTGACGAGTGGGCCGCCGAGTCCCTGCCCCAGACCCCATGGATCACCCGCACTGCGAAGGGCCACCACCGCTTCTACCGGCTGAAGGACGAGGAACAGGCCCCCTCGAACAAGGTCCGCGTCCTATCCTGCGGCCTTGACCGCAAGGCGAACGGCGGCTACGTCGTGGCTCCCGGGTCCGTTCACTGGACCGGCGTGATCTACGAGGCCCTGGGCGACTGGACCGTGCCCATCCATGATCTGCCGGTCTACGACGCCAGGTGGTTCCCCGAGCCGCAGCGCATCATGCGCCCGGCGTCCCAGGCGATCCAGCGCGGGGACGGCCCGGTACGCCGTGCCATCGCCTACCTGCGGAACGTGCCACCGGCCATCCATGGGGCCGGCGGGGACGCCCACACCTACCGCGTGGCCTGCATTCTGGTCCGGGACTTCGACCTGTCCGAAGGTGACGCCCTGGCCGCGATGATGGACTGGAACATGACCTGTTCCCCGCCGTGGGATGCCGACGACCTCGAGGCCAAGCTGCGCAACGCGGCCCGTTACGGGACCGGCGGGTTCGGATCCAAGAACGTCGAGGCGCCACGTCCGAGTGGCCTGAGGTGGGCATGACCGAACCACTCCGAACCATGGACCGGGTAGTCCCCGTTGCTCCACTGCTGGCACAGTCCATGGGGAAGTTGCTGGACGCCCCGGTCCCACCCATCGACTGGCTCATCCAAGGACTCATCCCACGGCGGGCCCCAGGATTCCTGGTGTCCGTCCCAAATGCCGGCAAGTCATTCCTGACCCTTCAGATGGTCGTTGCCATCGCCTGCGGCCGGTCGTTCCTGGGCTACGCTGCCAGCGTCCCGATGGGTGCGATCTACCTGAGCCTCGAGGACCCCCAGGACGTGGTCCATCGGCGGCTGAAGGGCATCGTGGAAGTCCTGAAGATAGCGGGGGAGTGGTCGCCCGAGAACGAGAAGAACCTCCACACCAATGCCCTGCTGCTGACCCCGGACTGGGGCGCCGAGTCAATCCAACTGGACGAGGACCGGTTCGCCGTGACCCCCACGACCTACCTGCCCAAGCTGATGCCTACCATCATGGCCGCGATTCATTCACTTGAAGAAGCGGGTGTAGCCGCTGGTATGTTTGCCATTGACACCTTCGCGGCGGCATCAGAGGGGGACGAGAACAGCGCTAAAGACATGAAACCGATCTTAGCGGCCTCATATCAGATCGCGGGTAAGACCGGCTATTCCCCCATGATCTGCCACCACACCGCCAAGGGGCAAAGTGGGGCCCGGACGCAGTCCAAGCCCTCGGTGGACGAGCTGATGTCCACAGACTGGGTCCGTGGCTCCAGCGCCCTGCTCGGCTCTGCCCGCTACGTCCTGCAGTTGGCCCCACTGCGTCACGACCAGGCCGAGAAGGCGCAGCTCGATGCCGACAAGGCCCGGAGGGGCGGCTACCTGGTCTTCGGGGCCTCGAAGCAGTCCGTGGGCCCCAAGGGCGAGTGGCGCGTCCTGGAGCAGATCGACGCAGGCGAACCTGGCGCGGGCTCATGGCTGCCCCTGCCGAACTCCCTGGACGTGATGGCCTCGCTCAAGGGCAAGGGCGCCATGGAGGAACTGAGCACCCTCGACGCGCTCCTGGTTGCCCTCCATGAGGGTGGGCCTGACCAGAACAAAGTCACCCTTGCACATCGTTTTTGTCCAACAAATAGGGACAAGTCGGCCGCCCTCAGGAAGCTTATTTTCAACCTTCGGAGGCTCGGATTTGTCCAGAAAAAAACCCTGGACATAACCGTTCCAGGGCTCCAAAGAATCAAAACGTTCTCGGCTGGAACGGATGGTGATTTTGATGAGTAGAACTACATTTATTTTCAGAACGTTCCAAGCGTTCCGTTCCTGGAACGGTTTAGGAACGTTCCGCGTTCTACTACCCTTTAGGGTAGAACGGGAACGCCGGAACGGTTGGGTAGAACGATGACCTCCTGGACCCTTACCATCCCGTCCGTGACCCCCTCGCTGAACGAGACCCGACGGATGCACTGGGCTGCCCGGAAGCGGGCCGACCAGGTCCTGGGCTGGGAGGTCGTCTCTGCCTTGAACCGGGTGCCTCCCATCCCGAAGGCCACCGGCAAGCGACGTATGACCATCTGCCGGCATGGCCGCAAGGCGCTTGACCAGGACAACCTGGCCGGCGGATGCAAGGGTCTGATCGACTTCATCAAGCTGCGGGGCCTCCTGGTGGACGACAGCCCTACTCACGTCGAGCTCGTGTTCACCCAGCAGGTCACCCGGACGGGCCCGATCGGAACCACGATCGTGCTCGAGGATGTTGCATGAACTGTCCACTTCTGGACACCCCGCCGAACACATCAACCCCCAAACATCCGGAGATTTGATGCGCTACATCGAGACATTGCTCCGGAATACGTTCGAGGCTCAGGGGGCTCCCGACGCCGCCAAGTTGGCCCACTCGGCTGTGGCTGCCCTGGAACGTAGCGGAACGCTGAACCGCTGGGCGATCATCCGGCTGCAGATTCTGGCCGACCCTGAGACTGACTGGAAAGAGGTCACCCGGAAGCATCACTGCTCACGTGGGTTCGTCTACAAGGTCTGGAATGAGAGGTATTCCACGCCTATGGACGATGCCGGATGAATCCTGAGAGTGCGGGGGCACTCAACCAACTTACTGGCGCCAACATGGGCCGATCCGTTACCCAAAGCCCCCGCACTTTTCCGGTGCATGGTTGGAACTGTCCCTCACCCGTCAGCCGTCGAATGCCCTGGCCACGCTGGGGCATCTGGACGTTGATGGACGGCCGTTCTGCTACACGCTTGAGGATCCCGTGCGGGACCTGGGCGAACATGGCGAGGGCAAGATCTATGGGAAGACCGCGATCCCATCCGGGCGCTATCCTGTCCTGATCACCTGGAGCGTGAAGTTCCAGAAGATGATGCTGGCGGTTGAAGGCATCCCCTACTTCACTGGCATCCGGATCCATTCCGGCAACGATGCGGATGACACGCTCGGCTGCATCCTGGTTGGCTCCGTGGTAGCGGGTCCGAACCGGATTCAGGGCGGATCGACCATGCTGCCCCAGCTGCTTGCCAAGGTGCAGCAGGCCCTGGACAAGGGCGAGGAGGTCTGGCTGACGGTTCAGGATGCCCCTCAGGTGGCGGGATGAACTACCTCCGCAGGTTCCTGGATGCTTCCGACCCGGGCGCAAGCCTGAAACATGCTGCCTATGCCCTGGTGGTCGCCTGCTCCTGCTGGTGGTTGACCTGGGAGGTGGTCTCCCGTCCGATGTCAGCGAATTGGGTGGCCGCCTTCGGCATCCTCGTCGCTGGCGTGGTCACGGGCAAAGTCGTCGGGGCTTCGGCCTCACCTGCCCCCGCTGGGGATTGTGCCGGAAGCGGATCGACCGGCGGGGGCGCCAAGTGATCCCGCGCAGATATCTCCTCCTTGGCCTGGGCGCCGTGCTGGCGATCTTTGCGGCCACGGTTGGCTTCGACTCTTGCTACCAGAAGAAGGTCACAAAGGCCGATAGGCAGGCCAATACAGCGCATGGGGAGGCAGATGTCCACCAACAGCAGGCCCAGGCCGTTCCGGATCATGCGGCGGAGCTGGCACAGGCCAAGACAGACGTGGCTGGGGCACGGGCTGAAGTTGAGAAGCTTCGTCGGATCGTGGCGGCCCAGCGACGGCAGGGAGTTCCTGATCCGGTCGTGCCAGATCCTGCCCAGCCAGTCACCGTGGAACCTGATCATCGAGACGAGCTGCTGGCCGCAGATGCTGTTCTGATCGCCAAGCTGGACGACCAGGTCAAGGGTCTGCAGTTGGCCCTGACGGATGAGCAGAAGCGATCCTTCGAGTGGAAGGCCACCGCAGAGGCTCGGGAACGTGAGGCTGTGGGCCTCAGGATAGCCCTAGACGCGCAGAAACACGTGTCTGCCAGTGGGAAGTGGGTGGGACGGTTCCAGGGCCTTGCAGTGGGCCTCGCTGGCGGCTACATCGCCGGGAGGCTCCGGTGAGCAGCAGGCAGAAGACCCCCAAGCAGTCCGCTGACCGGCTCATCAAGCAGGCTGAGGCGCTCAAGCTCCGGGCCCATGGAAACACCTTCCGGGACATCGCCAGGATCCTGAAGTGCAACGTCTCGACCGCACACTCCATGGTCAAGGATGCCTTCGCCGCTGAGCGCAAGGGCATCAGTGAGGCCAAGGCCGACCTGGTGGAGCTAGAGTTGCTCCGCTGTGATACCTACCTCAAGGCCATCACCGCCAAGGTGGAGGACGGAGACGTGCAGGCCATCGGTGCAGCCCTGAAGGTGGCCGACCGCCGGGCCCGGCTCCTGGGTCTAGACGCACCCGCCAAGCTCGAGCATAGCGGATCCGTGCTGGTGGTCGCCTTTGACGTGGACGAGCGGATATGAGGCTCACCACCCGCCAGACGGAGGCCCAGTCCGTTCTTTCAGGCCCAGCAACCCACATCATGCTGTTTGGGGGCTCCCGGTCTGGGAAGACGTTCCTCCTGGTGCGCAACGTGGTCATGCGGGCGCTGAAGGCCCCTATGAGTCGCCACGCCATCCTCCGGTTCCGGTTCAATGCGGTGAAGGCCTCGGTCGTCCTGGATACCTTCCCCAAGGTGATGAAGCTCGCCTTCCCGGGCGTGACGTTTCGGATGGACAAGTCTGACTGGTTCGCCGAGTTCGACAACGGCAGCCAGATCTGGTTCGGCGGCCTGGATGACAAGGAGCGCACCGAGAAGATCCTGGGCATGGAGTTCTGTACCATCTACCTAAACGAAGCCAGCCAGATCCCCCGGGGCTCCCGGGACCTGGCCGTGACCCGTCTGGCCCAGCAGGTGGACCAAATCATCCAGGGCCGACCGCCGGTTCGACTGCAGCCGCGGATGTACTACGACGAGAACCCGCCATCTAAGGCGCATTGGACCTACTCGCTCTTTGTAGAGAAGCGGGATACCGAGACCAAGAAGCCCCTTCCGAACCCGGATGACTACGCCTTGTTCCAGATCAACCCCCAGGACAACACCGAGAACATCAGCAAGGACTACCTGGACACCCTGCTAGGCCTGTCTGTGCGCTTGCAGAAGCGGTTCCTCAAGGGGGAGTTCGCAGACGCCACCCCGAACGCCCTGTTCCACGACGAGGACTTCGATAAGTGGCGGGTGACAGACGGCAAGGTGCCCGACTTCGTGCGGGTTGTGGTCGGTGTGGATCCCTCCGGAGCGGATGGGGACTCCCCGGACAATGATGCCATCGGGATCTGCGTGGGCGGCCTGGGAACGGACGGGAACGCCTACCTCTTGGAGGACTGCACGGTCAAGGCTGGCCCCGCTACCTGGGCCCGGGTTGCCACACAGGCCTTTGACCGGCACCAGGCGGACGTGGTCGTGGGCGAGGAGAACTACGGCGGGGCCATGGTCAAGGCGACCATCCAGACCGCTCGGCCTCGGACGCCCTACCGTTCCGTGAGTGCCACCAGGTCCAAGGCGGTCCGGGCTGAGCCCTTCAGCGCCCTCTACGAGCAGGGGAAGATCCGCCACGTCGGCGACTTCCACGAGCTGGAGGACGAGCTCACCGCCTTCTCGACCAGCGGCTACCTCGGCGGCAAGTCTCCGAACCGTGCGGACGCCTGGATCTGGGTCCTCGCTGAGTTGTTCGGAGGGATCGTACTGCCCAAGAAGACTGAGAAGCAGGCCGTTCCTCTGCCCGTTATGAACAGGTGGTCATGATGTCCCGACCCACGAAGGAAGAACGGCTGAAGGCGGTCCATGAGACGGCCCTACGCCAGTTCAACGAGATCCAGACCGCTGTGCGTGAGGAGCGCCAGCAGTGCCTGGAGGATCGCCGGTTCTACTCCATCGCCGGGGCTCAGTGGGAAGGCAACCTGGGCGAGCAGTTCGAGAACAAGCCGAAGTTCGAGGTCAACAAGGTCCACTTGGCTGTGATCCGGATCTTCAACGAGTACCGAAACAACCGAATCGACGTCTCCTTCGTGCCCAAGGATGGGGCTGAGGACATGGGCCTAGCAGACACCTGCGCGGGGCTCTACCGGGCCGACGAGCAGGACAGTGCTGCCGAGGAGGCCTACGACAACGCCTTCGAGGAGGGTGTGGGCGGTGGCATCGGGGCCTGGCGGCTGCGGGCGACCTACGAGAACGACGAGGATCCCGAGGACCTGAGGCAGCGGATCCGGTTTGAGCCGATCTACGACGCCGACTCCTGCGTGTTCTTCGACCTGGACGCCAAGCGCCAGGATAAGGCCGACGCCAAGCACTGCTTCGTGCTGTCCTCCATGACCGTGCCGGCCTACAAGGAGGAATACAAGGACGACCCCGCCAGTTGGCCCAAGATCAACCTTACCGGGGGCCAGTTCGACTGGATCACCCCCAACGTCGTCTACCTGGCCGAGTACTACCGGGTGGAAGAGGTCAAGGACGTGGCCATCACGTTCAAGAGCCTGACTGGGGACGAGGAGGTATACCTCATCAGCGAGCTGGATGAGGATGAGGACATCGAGCCCCAGTTGCTGGCCACCGGTTGGGTGCGGGTCTCCGAGAAGAAGCTCAAGATCAAGAAGGTCCACAAGTATCTGATGAGTGGTGGGAAGGTCCTTGAAGACTGCGGCCGCATCGCTGGGAAATGCATTCCGGTCGTGCCCATGTTCGGCAAGCGCTGGTTCGTGGACGGCATCGAACGGTGCATGGGCCACGTGCGCCTGGCCAAGGACCCCCAGCGGCTGAAGAACATGCAGTTGAGCAAGTTGGGCGAGATCAGCGCCCTGTCCAGCGTCTCGAAGCCGATCCTGACCCCCCAGCAGATCAGCGGTCACCAGTTGATGTGGGCCGATGACAACCTGAAGAACTACCCATTCCTACTCTTGAATCCCATGACGGACCCCAACGGGAACGAACTCCCCGCCGGCCCCATGGCCTATACCAAGGCCCCGGAGATCCCGCCGGCCATGGCCGCCCTGCTGCAGCTCACCGAGCAGGACATGCAGGAGATCCTCGGGAACCCCCAGGGCGCCGACAAGATGGTCTCCAACATCAGCGGCAAGGCCATCGAACTGGTGCAGACCCGCCTAGATATGCAGGCCTTCATCTACATCAGCAACATGGCCAAGGCGATCCGTCGGTCTGGCGAGATCTGGCTCAGCATGGCCAAGGACATCTACCCCGGAGGCGAAGAGGGCCGAAAGATGAAGACCATCGGAGACCGAGGTGAGGCTGGGTCTGTGGAGATGGCCAAGCCGATCCTGGATCCTGAGACTGGCGAACTGAAGATCACGAACGATGTCTCAGACGCCTCGATGGACGTGGCTGTGGAGGTTGGCCCCTCCTCGATGAGCAAGCGGGAGAACATCGTCCGGAACCTGACGAACATCATGGCCCTGACCCAGGACCCTGAGACCCAGCAGGTGCTGCAGTCCATGATCATGATGAACATGGAGGGCGAAGGGGTCTCGGAGGTCCGAGACTACTTCCGCGCTAAGCTCGTGAAGATGGGGGTCGTGAAGCCGACCGAGGACGAGCAGAAGGTGCTCGCAGCGGCTGCAGCTAGCCAGCCCCCAGATGCTCAGACCGAGCTCATGAACGCCATGGCAGCCAACGAGGAGGCCAAGGCAACCAAGGCCAAGGCCGACACCATCAAGATCGTCGCCGACACCGAGAAGGTGAAGGCTGACACCGAAAAGGTCATGTCCACCCTGAGCATCGATGCTCAGAACCACGCGCTGGCAGTGGCCCAGCAGCTGGGCAAGGCCGTGGGCCAGATCACAGAAGAACCAGCACCAAGCGGAGACCAGGCGGCCGCCCCCTCGCCCGAGCAGACAGGAATGCCCCAATGACCGTCATCACCACGAACGACCCAGCCGAACCCGAGATTCTTGAGGGCGTGGCCACCGACGAGAACGCCGAAGGTGGAGCCGCTGAGCAGGAGACCGAGGGGGGCGAACTGGTAGTCACGATCGGCGACCCGGCAACCCCGGACCCCGCCGTTGAAGAGGAGCAGAAGGCGCCCGAGTGGGTGCGTGAGCTCCGTAAGAAGCACCGTGAAGAGGTGCGCAAGAACAAGGAGCTGGAGGACAAGCTCAAGGCCCTGACCGCGGAGCCCAAGCCTGCTGGTCTGCCCGAGAAGCCCACCCTTGCCAGTTGCGACTACGACGAGGAGCTCTTCGCCACCACCCTCGACCAGTGGCACGACAAGAAGCGCCAGCACGATGAGCACGTCAAGGGACTCCAGGATGCTGAGGCCAAGGCCACGGTTGAGTGGCAGGCCAAGCTCGACGGCTACCAGAAGGCCAAGACAGACCTTAGGCTCAAGGACTTCGATGAGGCTGAGGCCGATGCGAAGGCCATCTTCAGCGTCACCCAGCAGGGGATCATTGTCCAAGGGGCAGAGAATCCCGCGCTGGTGGTCTACGCCCTCGGAAAGAACCCGGAGCAGGCCCAGAAGCTGGCCAGCATCCAGGACGCCGTCAAGTTCACGTTCGCCGTCGCCAAGTTGGAGGCCCAGTTGAAAGTCAGCAAGAAATCCGCCCCGCCACCGCCCGAGGGAAGGATCGCCGCTGCCCGCGGTGTCTCTGGGGCTGTGGACTCAACCCTCGACCGGCTGCGCGAAGAGGCTGCCAAGACTGGGGACTTCACCAAGGTCCACCAGTACAAGCAGCAGCAGCGCGACGCCAAAACCACCCGATAAGGAACCAACATGAGCAATGCATTTTCCAAGGAAGAGCGGGTAGCTTTCGAGAACATCCTCGAAGGCTTCCAGGACGCTCTCGTCCTCTCCCGCAACGTCAGCGTCTACAACACCAACTCCACCGAGATGGAGCGCAGCGCCAACATCATCTGGCGCCCGCAGCCCTTCGTCGCTCAGTCCTTCTCTGGCACGGACCAGACCCCGAACTTCAACGACAGTATGCAGCTGTCCGTGCCCTCCACCATCGGCTTCAACCGCTCCAGCCCATGGATCCTGTCCGCCACGGAACTCCGCGACAGCCTGAGGGAAGGCCGTCTCGGTGATGCCGCGAAGCAGAAACTGGCCTCCGACATCAACGTGGCACTGATGAATGTGGCCGCCGCCCAGGGCAGCCTGGTCGTCAAGCGGACCACTGCCGCCGCGGGCTTCGATGACGTGGCTCAGTGCGAAGCGATCATGAATGAGCAGGGCGTCCAGCAGTTCGACCGCTACCTGGCCCTTAGCACCCGGGATTACAACGGCATGGCTTCCGACCTGTCCAAGGCCAGCCGAAGCTTCGACGGCGCCAAGTCCGTCAAGGCCTACGAGCGTGCCTTCGTGGGCATGGTCGCCAGCTTCGACACCTACAAGCTGGACTATGCGAATCGCCTCCAGGCCGCCGCGGGCGGCGCTGGTATCACGATGTCCACCGCTGACGCGGGCGCCAACTACTACACCCCGAAGTCGGTCAGTGTCGCGGCCACGGGTGAAACCGCCAACGTCGATAACCGCTTCCAGACCATCACGGTCTCCACGACCGCGAACGTCGCGGCTGGTGACTGCTTCACCGTTGCCACCCTCAACGCCGTCCACCACATCACCAAGGGCGACACCGGTCAGCTGAAGACCTTCCGGGTCATCTCCGTGGCCTCCGGAACGACCCTTGTCATCACCCCGCCCATGATCACTGGCCAGGGCGGAACCGACCAGGAACTGGCCTACCAGAACTGTGTCATCAACACCAAGGCTGCCAACTCGGCCATCGTGTTCCTGAACACCGTGGCGGCCCCCGTCAACGCGTTCTGGCAGAAGGACGCCCTCGAGATCCTGCCGGGCCGGTATGCCGTGCCCACGGACGCTGGTGCCGCCGTCATGAAGGCCAGCACCGACCAGGGCATCGAGCTTGTGCTGCAGAAGCAGTACGACATCAACACCATGAAGACCAAGTACCGCCTGGACACCATGTTCGGCGTGGTCAACAAGCAGCCGGAAATGAGCGGAATCATGCTCTTCAGCCAGACCTAGTCGATTCGCGAGAGGCTGCCCGCCTGGTGGCCTCTCGCTTCCACTCTCCCTGAAACCCAACGAAAGGATCAATCATGTCCGGAATCATCTACGCCAATGGCAGCGCCGAGATCGTGGTCGCAGCCGCCGGCTCCCTGGCCGTTTCCACGGCGCAGGACGCCAGGGTCTACCAGAAGAACCTCAACCCCAACAGCCCGAACTTCCCCGTGGGTGCTGCGCTGCTGGGCACCGTCATCGCGGGTCAGACGGTCTTCGGGCCCTACGCCGCTGGCGCCACGATCATCGTGGAAGCCGGTGCGGGCCTCGTGTACTGGGCCAAGGGTGTTTCGCCCAAGGCCAAGGACTTCCTGCAGGTAAAGAACCAGCCCACGCCGCAGACACTCAACACTACGGGCGCACTGACCTCCGCCCTCATCGGCGGTGGGCTCGTCACTTCCACTACGGCTGCGGCTGTGACCGCAACCCTCGACACCGGCACTGTCTCCGATGCCGCTTTCGACCTGGCCATCGGCGATGGCTTTGACTGGTCAGCCATCGCCACCGGTGCCAACGCCTTCACCGTGACCGCCGCGGCCGGCCACACCATCGTGGGATCCGGCGTGGTCGCTACCCTCACCTCCGGGCACTTCCGGACCGTGAAGACGGCCGCGAACACCTTCACCACCTACCGGCTCAGCTAGACCTGAACACCTGGGGAGGGGCTTCGGTCCCTCCCCTCACTCAACCCCACCAAGGAGAACGTCATGGCCAAGTCCAGCAAGAGCAAGGCGCCCAAGAAGACCCCCAAGGCCAAGCCCACACCGAAGGGCGGCATGAAGGGCGGGGGGAAGAAGTGCTAAACGAAAAGGACTTCCCGCGCTGGGTCTTCCGGCCCGGCGAGAGCAACAAACTGGTCAAGTCTCTGGATGAGTATGAGCAGGCCATGGGAAGTGGCTGGTTCAGCACCGTCGGTGAGGCTACCGAAGCCAAGGCCACGGATATCCCCCTGACCTCTCCCGATGTCCACGAGGCTGACTCGGAGGAGGCTCTGCCCACCCGTGAGGAACTCGAAGCCAAGGCTACTGAACTCGGGGTCGAGTTCAGCGCCCGGATCGGGGACAAGAAACTGGCTGAACGCATCGAAGCCGTTCTGAACCAGGGGACCTGACGTGGGCTACTCGAAAAGGCAATTCGTGGAAGGGGCTTTCGAGGAGCTGGGCATCGCCTCATACGACTTCGACCTTCAGCCTGAAGAACTCGAATCCGCGATGCGACGCCTGGACGCCATGATGGCCGAATGGAACGCCAAGGGGATCCGCCTGGCCTACCCGCTGCCCGGATCTCCGTTGGATAGTGATCTCAACGATCCCTCCCAGGTTCCCGACAGCGCCTACGAGGCCATCATCACGAACCTCGGCATCCGCATCGCCCCGCAGATGGGGAAGACCGTCACCGCTGAGACCAAAGCAACGGCAAAGGCGGCCTACAACACCCTGCTAGCCCGGTCCTGCTTCCCGCCTGAGATGCAGTTCCCGCACACGACACCCGCGGGGGCCGGTAACAAGCCGCGCCGAATCGGTGGGACCTTCCTGCCAACCCCCACTGACTCCCTCGACGCTGGCACCGACAGCGCTCTCACCTTCGAATAGGCGGTTCCATGACCACCATCAACCAGCTTTCCACCATCTCGACCCTGTCCTCCAGTGACAAGCTAGTGGTGTGGTCGGACGCCAACGCTGACAGCCGGAAGGCGTCCCTGTCGGCCCTCATGGACTTTGTCGAGGCGAACTTTGCGTCTCCTGAATTCACCACGCTCATCAATGCGCCCACCAACAGCGGGTTCAACTACTTGGTGGACAAGCAGACGACCAACATCTGGCTGATCCTGAACCCCACGGGGCTCTTCGCTGCTGGGACGGTCACCCTCCCTGCCACTGCGGACTGCTTCGATGGCCAGTCGATCATCGTCACCTCCAGCCAGGCCATAACCACCCTGACCTTGGCTGGGAATGGTTCCACTCTGGTGGGAACTCCCACGACCATCGGAGTGGGCGGGTTCTTCCAGCTCCGGTTCAACAAACTCCAGTCCACCTGGTACTGCCAGAGCCAGAACTACGCCTCCACCTTCACCACCATCATCCTGGCTACCGGGATCAATGACACGAATGCCAACGAGCTGCTGAAGGTGTCGGCTACCGCCGGGGCCGTCAACGAGCTGACCCTGGCCAATGCTGCATCAGGCGGGGCGCCAACGCTGTCGGCGACCGGGAACGACACGGATATCTCGATCAATTTGATCCCCAAGGGGACTGGCGTCCTCAAGTCGAACAATGTGCAGGTGGACACCATCTCGGGTGTCGCCACCCTGGCGAACAAGACGCTCACGGCGCCTATCCTGACCACTCCCCAGCTTGGAACTCCCGCGTCAGGGGTGCTGACCAACTGCACGGGGCTCCCCATCAGCACAGGGGTCTCCGGGCTGGCCGCAGGTAGCGCCACGTTCCTCACCACGCCCTCCAGCGCCAACCTCCTGGCACTGATGACGGACAAGACCGGGACCGGAGCGAACGCCTTCGCAACTTCACCGACTCTGGTGACGCCCACCCTGACCAACCCGACCATCAATAACCCCACCATGACTACGCCGGCCCTGGGCGTGGCGACGGCAACGTCCCTGGTCGCTTCGAGCTTCGTCAGCGTATCGGTTGTGGCCGTTGCCTCACTCCCTGCAGCTGCGACCGCTGGAGCCGGCGCCAGGGCCACCGTGAACAATGCGACCCAGACTCTGACCGCTGGCATCGGAGCCGCAGTCGTGGGCGGTGGTTCCAACACTGTGCCGGTCTTCTCGGATGGCGCTGCCTGGCGGATCGGGTAGCCCATGTCTCAAATCCCCATCCTCAGCGGGATCTACACTGACAACGGTCCGGAGCTTCGGTCGTCGTATCCCGTCAACCTGGTCCCGGTCCCAAAGGACAATGGGATCAGCCAGGGGTATCTGCGTCCTGGGGATGGGATTGCGCAGAACGGAACCGGGCCAGGTATCGGCCGCGGGGGCATCAACTGGAACGGTCGGTGCTACAGGGTGATGGGCAGCAATCTGGTCGGAGTCGGCCCAACCGGAAATGTGGCGGTGTTCGGCAACGTCGCCGGGACAGAGCATGTCTCCATGACCTACAGCTTTGACCTCCTGGCT